ATATCAAGAACTACGCGAACACCACTATCGGTGAAGCAGCGCGAATCATGTTTGCTCCTAATGCTGAGATGGAGAAAGTTCTCTTTGTGAGTATTCTTCCCCGTGTTGCACCTCGCTTTAACAAGGGTGGAGATGTTGTCGGATTCGATGATGTCCTGTCTGCAAAGTCTCGCACCAAGGTTAATGAAGTCTTGCAGGCACAGTATAACGGTGTGGTCGAATCTGTGGACCTATTCTTTGACATTAGCGATGTGCGGAACTTTACACGCTCCGAGCAATTTGATCAGATTGATGTAGAGAATCTGGATGAACTTATGCTCGCCTGATTGATGCTGAGTGTCACGGACGAATGTGTTATCGTTCGTGACACTTTTTGCAGATGATGTGATTTTGGCAGTGTTTTTATGGGGTTCGTTTATATTTTTGCGGGCGATGCGGTTATAAAAATCCCAACCTCCCCTAACCTACAACGAACCCAAATCGACCTCTAAATATCAGACTCAAAAAAAATTTCCCAGTATATAAAACGACCACAAAAACCCTCTTATGGCAAAAAAATTTCGCAGAAAAAATTCGCCGTATTGGTCTTTTTGGAAAATCGTGTTAGCTGGTTGGTGCGTCCGATATCTTCGCCAGATCTTCTGGAATCCTCTGATACGTTATCCAGTGTGTGTATTGGCAGGTTGGGCAGCAGTTCGGTTGATCAACCTGATATTCTCATAAATAGATGCAAGGTGAGATCATGCACCCCTCATGGCATATCAAATACGAGCAAAAACAACAGGAGTTATATTCTGTGACGATCTGAAAACGAAAGAGGAAGCAGAGAAAAATCTGCTGACAATTCAGGGATTGATAGCGATCAGTGGAATAAAAACCGATTATATTGCAGACGACTTTGAAATTGTGAATGCCTCATCATAGATTGACAGATCATTCTATTTACTGTAAACTTGAACCTGAATAAAGGAAATTACTTATGGCAAAAGGATTTGTAGTGAAAGCAAACTCCCCCCTTGCAGAGAAGGCACCCGAGTGGGATATTGCTGCAATTAAAGAGCGAATGAAAGGTAAGCGAATTGTATTCTGCCTACCTGGTCGTGGGTGCTCTTACACATTTCTGAAAAACTTTGTACAACTCTGTTTTGATATGGTTCAAAACGGAATGAGTATTCAAATTTCTCAGGATTATTCATCCATGGTGAACTTTGCACGTTGTAAAGTTCTTGGTGCAAATGTTCTTCGTGGTCCGAAGCAAATTCCCTGGGATGGAAAACTGGAATACGATTATCAACTTTGGATTGATAATGACATTGTATTCAACACTGAAAAGTTCTGGCAACTGTGTGATCTTGCAGTTCCTGAAAGTAGTGAAGAACGTGAGATTGCATGTGGTTGGTATGCAACCGAAGACGGTCATACAACCTCTGTTGCTCATTGGTTAGAGGAAGAAGAGTTTCGTAAGAACGGTGGTGTGATGAATCACGAAACTGTGGAATCGATGGCAAAGCGTAAGAAACCTTTCACTGTGGACTACACTGGTTTTGGTTGGGTCATGATTAAGAATGGTGTATTTGAACGTATGGAGTATCCTTGGTTTGCTCCGAAGATGCAACAGTTTGAGTCTGGTGCAGTTCAAGACATGTGTGGCGAAGACGTGAGCTTCTGTTTAGATGCAAAGGAACTGGGTATTGAAACCTGGTGTGATCCTCGCATTCGTGTCGGTCATGAAAAAACTCGTATTATCTGATGAGAATTCTTTATAGCGGTAGAATCATTCATCGGAATCTCAGTCATGAACAATGTGCTGAGATTCTTGACGAATTATCCGAACAAATTTACAATGATAAAATAGATCCAGCAGAAATTGAAGTGGAGGAAGACTAAATGGCACAAACAAGAAAGTCGTTATCTGGATCAGCAAAAATTGAATCTCATCCCAAGAACACACGACAGGGATGTGGAAAACATACAAAGTATGCTGCATCAAGTCGAAATAATGCGCGAAAGCCCTATCGAAAACAAGGTAAGTAATCGTAAAGATCTTTCATGTATCTGGGAGATCTTTTCTTATAGATAGCAAAGAGTCTTATATGCGCGTTCCTGAGTAGACCCAAAACTCCTGACTCTTATTTAAAAAACAAAACTTTATGGCATATTTAAATCATAATCTTCCAACATTCACTTGTTACATTCGTAATGAGTTTCTTTACAATCATGAACAGGGGCATGAAGACGTTACCTTATGTGATGTGCATTCAGTAGCATCAATTGAAAAGAGAGTTCCACTATTTGAAGCATTTTTAGAGAATGGTGTGAACTGGACTCGAAGACCAATTCATGCATTTTGTTGGAAACCCGATGCAATTGTTCCAAAATTGGAAGATTGTATGTGGTGGGACTGCTTTTCTCCTTATATTGATGTTCAGATTCGATCTCGACTTGCGGGACTACGTGCAGAATTAATTAATTATCGGGGAGAAAGGAATGAAGGAGTCTACATGTTCACGATGGATTGGTCCTGGGAGTCAAAATCGACTCTAAATACTAATTTCAGTGAGACTCCTGAGCATAAATGTGCTCATTTTTTCAAAATGGACAATGGAAACTTCTATGCATATCCAAATAACAAGATCATATGGTATGATGATGCTTGGATTTGCAATAGAATCACTCAAAATCCTGGATATTTAATTGACATGAACGAATATTCAGTTGAGAATAAGAGAAAAATTGAGACTTCTAACAACTTTATGTACGAAGTTTTAATTTAATCGGGATGGCAACCCCGTAAAAAGTTCTAATTCAATCGAATTAGGAGCAACATGTCAAATTTACCCGTTGATAGAGATCAAAATTACATGTATCAGATGTGGGGAACAACCTCACTGATCACAGATTACTCAAAAAACACGAATCAGAAAGAAATTCGAGAGGTTGTTGGGGATTCAGAAACTCCAACAAAGCATAATTTTGAAAAACAAAACAAAATTCACTCAAAAATTCGCAATGATGATGATTATGATGATTGGGAATATGGAACAGAGCCACTTTATGGATAAAAAGGGAATTTTGATGTAATAAATATGATAGAAATATAGTGTTTTTCGATGCCAGTCGAGGTTCAACAACGAACATCACTCGGATTTAAAGACCTTAGTATGTCTTTTCAAAAAAATCCGTTGACAAACGACCTGATTGCACTTAATCATGCAAATGCGATTGCTCAATCGGTTAAAAATTTAGTTTTAACTGATCCAGGAGAAAGATTTTTTAATCCTGATCTTGGAACTGGTATTTCGCAGTCACTTTTTGAGAACATTGATGTCATTTCATCGTCTCAAATTCAAGTTTATGTTGAAAATACCATTCAAAACTACGAACCACGAGTCAGATTGCAAGAAGTTATCATTGTTCCAGATTTTGATAATGGAATTTTCAATGCAACAGTAAAGTATGAGATTGTTGGAGTCGATATACCACAACAAGCACTAGCATTTCCCTTAGTTAAAACCAGGTAGATAAATGCCACTAGTTAAGTTTGCCAATTTAGATTTTGATCAAGTCAAAGAGTCTATTAAAGACTATATCAAATCTAACTCAAATTTCACTGACTATGACTTTGAGGGATCAAATCTCTCAGTGATTATTGATGCGCTTGCTTATAACACTTATCTTTCCTCTTACAACGCAAACATGCTGAGTAATGAGGTTTTCATTGATTCTGCAACACTCAGGGAAAATATCATTTCATTAGCAAGAAATATTGGTTATACTCCTCGTTCAAGAAAAGCAGCAAAGGCAAATATATCTTTTTCAGTAAATGTTGGTTCTTCAACTGCTCTAACTTTAACTTTAAAAGCAGGAACAGTTGCAACTTCAAAGCAAAAATTTGGAAATTTATCATTTTCTTTTACAATTCCATCAGATATTACAGTTCCGATTGTAAATGGAACAGCAAATTTCAGTAATATTACAATCTACGAAGGAAATTATATTACTGAAAACTTTACAGTTAATACAAATATACCAAATCAGAAGTTTGTTCTTGGAAATGAGCATATTGACACGTCAACTTTGGATGTAAAAGTTTATCCAACGTCTCAGAACACTTCATTTAAGCAATATAATCTCAAAACTGATCTTTTTGATGTAATTTCAGATTCACGAGTTTACTTTATTGAGGAAATTTCTGACCAAAGATATGAAATGTTCTTTGGTGATGGAGTTTTTGGTAAAAAATTAGATAATGGGAACTATATTACAGTAAGTTACACTGTAACAAATGGAGAAAATGGTAACGGTGTCTCTTCTTTTGCCTTTGCGGGAAGAATATTTAACAATAATGGAACATTAGTAACCTCAGATATCTCGGCAATTACCACAAATTCAAATTCTACTGGTGGACAAGAGGTTGAATCGGTGGATTCGATTCGAAAATATGCCCCAAAAAGATATTCTGCTCAAAATAGAGCGGTAACAGCGTCAGATTATGAGGCAATGATTCCAAGAATTTACCCAGAAGCAGAATCTGTGACTGTTTTTGGTGGCGAAGAATTAACTCCTCCAAAGTACGGAAGAGTTTATGTTTCAATCAAACCAGTAAATGGACAATATCTTTCAGCATCAATTAAGGATAATCTTATAGATGAGCTTCGTAAGTATAAAATTGCAGGAGTATTACCTGTAATTCTTGATGTTAAGTACGTATATATTGAATTTAATTCAACAATCTTCTATGATCCTTCCTTAGGATCAAACGCAGACAATTTAAAATCAGAAGTATCTCATTGTATTGAGATGTATGCAGATTCAACAGAGTTGAATAAGTATGGAGCAAAGTTCAAATATAGTAAATTTACAAAAGTAATCGATGATTGCACAGATGCAATTACTTCAAATATTACTAATATTTTCATTCGTAGAGATCTTGCACCAGTTCTAAACAGTTTTGCAGAGTATGAGATTTGTTTTGGTAATCGTTTTCATGTGAATCCAAATGGTTATAACCTAAAAACTTCTGGATTCAAAGTAAATGGCATTGCAGATACTGTTTACTTTTCTGATGATCCCAATCTAGATTTATTGACTGGTGATATTTTTATGTTTAAAGTTGATACTACTACACAAGCAGAGACTGTATTAAAGTCTGTTGGTACTATTAATTATGAAAAGGGGGAGATTTTGATTGATCCAATAAAAATTACATCCACGTCAAAAACAAATTCACAAGGACCAATCATTGAATTTGCTATAAAACCTTACTCCAACGACGTTATTGGAAAACAAGAGTTGTATTTGCAACTAGATATTAATAACAGCATTATTAATATGCTTAAAGACGATATATCATCTGGTGCTGATGTCTCGGGATCGAGATATGTAGCAGCAAATAGTTGTGCAGACACGGGAAGCCGAATCAGACGTTAAAATAAATCATGATCAATAAAAGAGTTAAAATTAGCACTGTTCTAGAAAGTCAGTTACCTTCGTATGTAAGGGATAATTATCCTCTTGCTGTTCAATTTTTAAAAACTTATTATAGATCACAAGACTCTCAAAGTCTTCCAACTGATATTTTATCAAACATTGATCAATATGTTAAGGTTAATAACCTTACAAATCTGACCACACAAACCTCTCTGGGAAGCACAATTCAGAGTGGTGACTCAACTATCGCTGTAACAAGTACACAAGGGTTCCCAGACCAGTACGGCATCATACAGATCAATTCTGAAATCATAACGTACACTGGTATTACAACAAATTCGTTTACTGGATGCATTCGTGGATTTAGTGGCATTAGTTCCTATCATGCTCCAAATCAACCAGATGAATTAGTATTCTCATCAACAGATGCATCAACTCACAAAGGTGGATCAACTGTTAAGAATCTAAGTGTTTTATTTTTAAACGAATTTTTTACAAAGACTAAAAAGCAAATTTCTCCTGGATTTGAAAATAGAGACTTATATCAGGACATAAATCAAAACGTTTTTGTTAGACAAGTTAAAGACTTTTATTCGTCAAAGGGTGCTGAACAATCTTACGAAATTCTTTTTCGTGCCCTTTATGGTAAGGATGTTGAATTAGTTCGACCAAGCGATCAACTCTTTATCCCTTCGGATGCTGGTTACAGAGTTACAAATGATCTTGTTGTTGAAACAATAAGTGGTGATCCAGAACTATTAGTTAATAAAACACTCTTTCAAGATTTAAATCAATATCATAATGCTGCAAGTGCAACGATTTCGAATGTAGAAAAAATTTTTAGAGGAACTGACACATTCTACGTTTTGAGCCTTGATGCAGAATATGGAAGAGATATTGACACTGTAAGAGGATCTCAGAAAGGAAAATTTGTAATAAATCCAAAAACGCAAATTTTAAACACGGTTGCAATTGGAGCAACAGTTATTGATGTTGACTCAACAGTTGGATTTGCATCAACTGGTCAAATTGTCGCAGCTCTTTCGAATGGTACAACACAAACAATCACGTATTTATCGAAGTCATTAAATCAATTTTTTAGTGTCTCTGGTATTACTCAATCAATGCCTGAGGAACAGGAAGTGCGTCAAAACACAGTGGCTTATGGGTATACATCAACATCACAAACAAACCCCGTGCAGGTTCGTATAGGTGCCGTTCTTGAAGATCTGATTATACCTTCTAATAACTATCTTTTTGAGAAAGATGATAAGTTTGAAATTCAAACCCTAGGAAAGAAAGTTGAAGATACAAGAGCAAAAAATTGGTTGTATAACTTAAAAACAACTTATAATGTTAAATCAATCACTGAGAGATCTTTTGGATCTCAAATTTATGATGTTGTAACTTTTGATGAAAATATTTTTCTGGTTGGAGATACTGTTGTTCTTACTGACAATACATCTACAACTTATACATACACAATCTCTAATGTAATCAACAATAAGAAATTTACAATATCTGGTGGATCTTTACCAACTACTAGAACATTTACTGCGAGAAGGCAAATACTAAAAGGAAATTCAGTAACATATTCTCATATCTCAAAGTATATTGCAAATGTACAGAATACTTACGTTAAAGAAAGTGATCTATATGTTACTTCAAATTCAATTCCACATTACTCTAATAAACCACTAAATCCAGAAAATTTTACGGTTACATTCTCTGGAACTTTTTCTGGAACAGAAATTTCTATTGGAAATCATCCATTCTACACTGGTGATGCTGTTCAATATGTTGGAGCAGGTCTTAATATTTCTTCTGGAACTTATTTTGTTAAAGTTGTCAACTCAACAACAATTAAATTAGCAGCAAGTAAGCCAAATATTTCAAATGATATTTTCTTTACTATTAGTGGAACAACATCTAATGCAATTATCACAAGATATGGGTATAAGGGAAAAACTTTTGAGATACAAAAATTAATTCGAACGATTAAAGAACCAGTTACAGATAAAGACAAAGTAGAAACTGTTGAAGGTCCAACAGGTATTCTTATTAATGGTGTTGAAATATTAAACTACAAAACAAACGATACCATTTATTACGGTGAGATTGAAGATCTAATTGTCACAGCAGAGGGAAGTGGATACGATATTATCAACCCACCAGTAATGACTATATCAGATAACTCTGGAACTGGTGCAGAGGCAAAAGTATCCGTAAATGGTGGATTGGAAAGAATTGATATCATTTATCCTGGTGTTGATTATCTCAGCACCCCATCTATAACAATTAATGGAGGAAATGGTAAAGGAGCGGTTGCAGAAGCTTCATTGATGGAGTTCAAGCACAGTAAAATCTTTAATTCAGTTTCTCGGGCAAATCAAGTTGATGTTCTTTTTGATATTATTACTTTTGGCGAAAGACATGAGTTTAGAGATAGTGAACGTGTTTTCTACGAAACTAATGGAGGAAATCCTGTTGGTGGTTTAGAAGATAAGCACGAATATTATGTTGGTGTTGTTGATGCATTTAGAGTTAAATTTTATAAAACAGAAATTGATGCTGTTAATGGGCATGACAGAATTAATTTAACTTCCAATGGAACTGGAACTCATACAGTCAGTACATATGAGAATAGAAAAAAAATAGCTTCAATCAGAGTGATTGATAGTGGAACTGGATACGAAAACAAATATAGGGAAACCAGTATTATTGGTATTAATACCGCAGCAAATACTATTAATATCAAGAATCACGGTTACAGTAGTGGTGATATTGTAACTTATGGAACTACTGGTAATGAGATAGTTGGTTTATCTACTGCATTAACATATCATGTTACCAAATTTGATAATGATAATTTTTATCTATCAAATGTTGGCATTGGAACTACAATTAGAGACTTATATTATAGATCGAGAGAATTTGTAGATCTAAAAACAGTTGGAAGTGGAACACATTCATTTAACTATGAACCAATTACTGTGCAAGTTTTTGGCAAGATAGGTTTATCAACGGTTACTACAACAAATAGCATAGAACCAAATCCTGGTGGTATCAGATCTGGTATTGCAACTTATACTGCAACACCTGGTCAAACAACATTTAACTATTCATATATTGCAAATGTTGGACAACCACAACTTCTTGATGTTTTTATGAATGGTATTAGACTTGATTCAACAGATTATGATGCATCAAGTGGTTCTCAGGTTATTTTAACTGGTGCAGCATCTGGAAGTGAAGTTGTTGAGATAGTTGGTTATGCATCTACTATCAGAACTCAATATGCAAAAGTTTCTGCTGGTTTGGGACAAACCAATTTCCCATTTGCATATACTCCTGGATTTGTTGACGTAGTTTACAATGGTGTAACTCTTCCAAGAAATGAATATGAATCTGATAGTGGAACATCTATCATTTTAGACTTGGGTGCTACTGCAAGTGGAGATATTGTAGAGTTAATTGGATATCCTGGTATTAGTAGAATTGAAAAAACTTTTATTGCTCAGACAAATCAAACAGTATTTACATTTCAACACCCAACTAAGTTTGGATTATCTGGGTTGTTGGATGTATACATCAATGGTATTAAATTACCAAAAGAAGATTATGACGACACCGATTCTGCACTAATTACCCTCAAAGAAGGAGCCATATCTGGTGATACTATATTCATTTCATATTACTTCATTAGCGAACTCATAAATTTAGGAGATAATTTCAACGCAAGAGTTCAACCTATTTTTAGAGGAAACATTGAAACTGCGTTTTTAACAAATAAAGGTGCAAATTACGGATCGGGTGCAATTTTAAATTACAAAAGACAACCACTATTTGAATTAAACAGCGGATCTGGTGCAGAATTAATTTCAGTTATCAATCAAACAACTGGTGGAATACAAGATATTTTGGTTAAAAACGTTGGTTCTGGATATAATGCTCCACCAAATCTTAGAATAGTTGGTTCTGGATCGAGAGCAATTTTAGTTCCAATCATAAACAATGGCATTTTAGAATCAGTAAAAGTAATAAATCCTGGCGTAGGATATAATCAAAATACAACATCTATTGAAGTAACATCAGCAGGATTAGGAGCAAAGTTTGAAGCAAATCCAAAACGATGGAATGTTAATTATTTTGAAAGATTGTTACAAAGAAAAAAAATATCTGATGATGATGGAATTCTTGTTCCAGATAAGAATGATAATCTCCAATACGTTCACTTATATGCACCAAGATCTTTAAGGGAAGAAATTTATGGCATCAAAACCGTTAATGGTGTTGATACATTTAAATCAGATTTGACAAAGGATACTAATGGAAACGAGTCGGATACGTCTTTCCATTCGCCAATTATTGGATGGGCTTACGACGGAAATCCAATTTATGGTCCATATGGATTTGATCGACCAACAGGTGGTATTGTAAGAAGAATGACATCTAGTTATGCAAAAGTGTCCAGAGTTGAAAGACCATCTTTACTTGACTTCCCAAGTGGTTTCTTTATTGAGGACTGGGAATATAATGCATCTGGCGATTTAGATGAGCATAATGGAAGATTCTGCGTTACGCCAGAATATCCAAAGGGTGTGTATGCTTATTTTGTTACTGTCGATGAGAATTCGGAATCAACTGGCCCATTTAAAAATTATAGAAAACCCGTTTTCCCATATGTAATTGGAAATTCATTCTATTCTAAACCAATTGATTTTAATTATCAAAATAATTCAAATCAAAATTCTATTGATTTAAATTCAACTGGATGGTTGAGAAACACGAATCCATATAATTTAACAACGGGAAATACTTCTTATCAGTATATTTTTGACCCGAATAAGATTAAAAAACAAACTTCAATTGTTGAGTATGCAAATCCAGGATCTTTGGAAAGCGTTGACATTTTCTCATCAGGTTCAAACCATAAAGTAAATGATTCGCTTTTAATTTCTGGAACTGGAAGAGGAGCATCTTTTAAGGTATCTTCTATCAAAGGAAAAGAAATTACGAAAATTAGTGTTGCAACAACTTACATCGAAGATGTTGAGTTTTTAGCATTGGACAATGATGGTAATTATCTTGGCATAACACCAAATCCACATCAACTCAATGATTTTGATGTTGTTTCAATCGCAGGGATTTCCACATATAAAAATGATTTACAGAAGAATTTTAAAATAAGAGTATTCGATAGCACCCTGTCTTTGGCTTCGAGTATTTCCTCAGCAACTAATACTGGTGTTGTTACAGACATTCAACTGACAAATATTCCACCATATCCATTCATTTTGGAAAATGATATATTAACTATTGGGAGTGAAGATGTTCAAATTCTAAACGTTAATAGCGAAAAGTCAAAAATTAGAGTATTGAGATCACCAGTTGGATCTTCTCACACAATATCTACACAAATTAGACAGAAATCCAGAAGAATAAGAGTACAGACAAATAGAAAACAGTCAGATTCTTCAACTATAAACAGACAATTTTATTTTGACCCAAAGACAAGTGTTGCCCTTGGATCCACTTGGGGAGTTGGAATAACATCATCTCTATTTTTGGGAGTTATTGAGCATCAATCTCCCGTTTCTATTTCAACTGGTTCTACTTCAATTTTAATTTTCCAAAAGGCAGCAGACATTAATAAGTTTGCTGGTGGTGGATATATTGCCCTGACAAATGCTACGTCATCTGGATTTAATC